TTATATGACCCGTCTTCTGACTGAGATGGTCGAGTCGGATGACATGCTCCGCCCCCAGAGCACAATGGCCTTTAACGGCACATGGGCCGACAAGCCGTACGACTTCCCCAACCTGTACATCAACCTGCCTGTTCGGTACTGGAGCCCTGACCCTCTGAGCACATACAGCAATGACCAGAATAACCGCTTCATCCAGCGGTACGGAAAGCCCATCCCGAACAACACCCGCTAGGAATAGGACCCCGTGAGTACGGAAATTTAAAAGTTTTTATATAATAATATGGACCCACTTGCACTCGCTGCAGTTGTAGGTCTTGTGTTTGCTGGGCAGCGTCTGAGTGACAAGAAAGACACCCCACTAACCACAGACCAGATGATTATGATGAACCCGACCAAAAAAATTGAAATCGAGAATCGTAACTTTGCTCAGCAGGACGCTCCTCTGGACCCTAAGAACATCTTTTCGAACACGGGTCGTCAGTTTAACGATTTCCGTCTGACGCCTAAGCAGGAGGTTTCTTCTTTTAATGACATGACGCCGAACGGAACGAAGCAGCCGTACGGTCAGCCTGTGTACGACCTGTACAGCCGCCAGGGTGTTTCGGGCAAGATGAATAACCTTGCGTCCATCGAGCGCCAGTATGTTGGCCCCGGTCTCGGTGTCGGAGCTAGCGTTCCGGCGGCGGGTGGTTTCCACCAGTTCTTCCGTGTTCTGCCGGCCAACATCAATGAGGAGCGTCTGACGACTCTGGGTGGTACCTTTGGCGGGCCGGCGAACGCATTTGTCAAGGGGGGTGGCCCAGTGGCGCCAGCCATTACGCATCAGGCAAAGGACACCAAGGCGTGGCACCGTGACCCGGCGCAGACGCGTGGCCAGGGCCAGGGTGGTGCTCTTACGGCGGCCGAGGGTCGTCCGGACCAGATTAAGACGCGCCGTCTGACAATTCGTGACGAGACTGGCGAGCGCACGGGCGACACTCTGCAGATTGGCACAGCTGGTTACTTTGTGAAGCAGCCGTATGCGGTTGGAAAACCGGGATACACAGACCCGGCTCTTACGCGCGGCACAAACAACCGTGCGAACCCAGACAGAGAAGGAAATGGCCAGCGTATGAATGTACGGGCGGACCCTGTCGGTGCTGTCGGCGCAGCAAGCAATCTGCGTGCCGAGTCAGTGCCTTTCCCTGTCCAGGCTGCTGCACCTCTTGGTCATTTCAACCAATACAAGGATGCTGACCACTACAAGTTCAACCCGTTCAAGGGGAATGAAAATCCTAGAGCAACACCCCAGGCGCTGGACATGGCCATCCAGCAGCTCCACAAGAATTGTCTGGTGCAGCCACCCCTCGCCGCACTCTAGTAAAAAAAATATAAACAGAAAGTATAAATGTCGGGAGGCATCGTTCAGCTTGTAGCAACTGGTGTTCAGGATGAGTGGCTGACGGGCAAGCCCGAGATTTCATTTTTCCGTTCCAACTACAAGCGGTACACGCACTATGCATCCAATGTCGAGCGCCAGACGCTCCAGGGTATGCCGGCCGCAGGTGGCATTTCGACTATCCGTCTGGAGAAGAAGGGCGACCTCGTGTCTTACATGTACCTGACGGCTCGTGACCAGAATAACGCACTGGTCGGCAATCTGGACTGGTCCCAGGTGATTGACCGTGTACAGCTGTACATTGGCGGTCAGGAGATTGACTCTCAGGACTTCCAGTGGATGTCTGACGTGGAGCCGGTTGTCGGTGCCCAGAACTCTAACCAGCGCTACCTGAACAACATCACACCGTCTGCCCAGCAGCCAACCAGCCAGGTGGCCACCTTTTTCCCCCTGAAGTTCTGGTTCAACAAGGATTGGATGGTGGCACTGCCCGTGGTGGCGCTGGCTTTCCACGATGTGGAGGTTCGCATCACCTGGTCCAAGAATCTGGGTACTGCTCTTAGCACCGGTGTCGGGTCGGCATCACTGACCGGTACGTACGCACAGCTGAGCTACCAGCTGTGGACCAACTTCATCTACCTGGACGCCGCCGAGCGCGAGTACTTTGCCAAGACGGACATGGATGTGCTGATTACCCAGGTGCAGCGTGTGCCCATCGGCTCCCAGAACGTGCAGGAGCTGGCACTGGCCCACCCCATCAAGTACCTGGCCTTCCAGGCGAAGCAGTACAGCAACGCCTACAGCTACAATAGTTCTACTAGCGCATATTCGGGCGGTCTGAATAGCGCAACCGCTACATACTTCACCCTTCGCCAGCAGATTAACGGCAGCGATGTGGGTGAGGACAAGCACCTGCCCCAGTACATGGATGTGCCCCAGTACTTCCACACGCAGTTCTCTTACCTGCCAAGCCCAACTGGCAACCAGTACGTCGCCCCGGTCGCAATCATCCCCTTCTGCCTTGACACTGGCAAGCTGCAGCCGACCGGCACGCTCAACTTCTCTCGTCTGGACACCTACCGCCTCATCACCCCAGTGCAGCTGGCCAGCGGTCTTCTCAGCCTCTGCCAGCCATCCACGGGTTACTACAACGTGTCAAACGCTGTGGTCGGCCTCCGTGGCAACCCAGGCATCAACTACCTGTACGCAGTCAACTACAACATCCTGCGCATCCAGAAGGGCATGGGCGGCCTCCTGTACGCAAATTAAGTCTGGCCCATAGGGCCAGCTGACCAGGGATGTGACCCTTCGGGTCAAAATAAATACTCACACAATTTAGGATGCAGATTTGGCGTTGGCTGCTCGTACTTGGTCTCTTGTTTCTGATAACATATGACCCACGCTCGGGAAACCTCGCGAAATATTATACTGAACCAGTAGTAGAGGATGGAAAAAATCCCGCTGATACAGAGGCTAAGGCCACCTGAGAGGCACAAGTCTATAGCTATTCCTGTTAGCTACATAGACGGCAAACCATACTTTCTACTGGTACACGACAGACGCTACAAGGAATGGACGTTTGTGACGGGTGGTTGCAGACGCCGAGAGGTGTACAACCCGCTCCGTTGCGCACTCAGAGAACTTGAAGAAGAAACTCGTGGTACCATAAACTTAAAACGGGGGGTTTACTCCTATTTTAAGTTTAATAATAAAGACCCCGAAGACGAGGTCACCAACATCTATCATGTCTACGTCATAGACATGCCGATGACTTTCCTTGAGCACAAGCACATCGTCAAGCGCTTTGATGAAGAAAAGGAGAAGATGGAGACCCGCCAGATGGCGTTCCGCAAAAATTATGACGAAAATGATTTTTGTGAATTTGATACGCTCGAGGGAATATCTGGTCGGTCGAACCTCTGGAGCATGATTCGTCAGAAGGTTATACAAAATCCTGAATTTCATACGGCTCTGAACGCAAATAAGCAACCATTCTACTTAAGACCTTAAAACTATGTAATAATAATTGATGAGACCGGTGCTCAAGTGGGTCGGTGGAAAGACCCAACTGTTGGAGCAGGTACTCTCTGAGTTCCCTGAACACATTGATGACTACTACGAGCCATTCGTTGGCGGAGCCTCCGTGCTCCTGTCAGTCATTCCGCGTGTCAAGGGAATTGCACGAGCCTCTGACCTTAACCCTCACCTTATCGCGTTGTACCGACAGGTTCAGTCCGACCCTGAGGGTCTCATCGCAGAGCTGCGTGAGCTGGGCAAGGATACGACCGAGGCCACCTACTACAGGCGTCGGGACGAGTTCAACCGGTCGCCGCGGCCATGCCTCTTTGTCTATCTCAACAAGGTGGGATTTCGAGGCATGTACCGGGAGGGACCCAACGGCTTCAACGTTCCGTTTGGTCATTACACCAACCCAACTGTCTGCGATCCGGAAAATATTCGAAAATTTTCTAAACTTGTTGAGTCTGTTGAATTTAGCTGTCAGAGTTATGATGATGCTCTGCGGGGATGTGGTCCTACGGACTTTGTATATGTGGACCCTCCATACGCCCCAGAGACTGCCACCTCCTTCACAGGGTATACAGCTGAATCGTTCAACCACCAAAAGTTTTTTAATTTTTTAAAGGGTTCGCCGAGCAAGTGGGTCATGAGCAACTCGGCGACAGCTCTTGTTCGAGAGGAGTTTGGAGAGTACGACACGACTGAGGTGAGCGCTCGGCGCGCCATCAACTCAAAGAACCCCGCGGCCAGAACGACCGAATTAATAATTTCTCGGAGAATATTATAAATGACGGATAACAGCCTGAATAATCTGAAAAAGCGTGCTCTAGCAAGAGCTGCAAATCTATACAGAAAGATTAACAGCGGTGTTAACAGGGCTACTCTTACCCGGTATGCTAAAGAAATAGAGCAGATAGAGGGGTTTCTTAAATTACATGCTGCTGTAAACCGTGGTGCCGTAAGTATCCGTCGGGGTGCGTCGGCACGTAGATAAAATAAAACTTTTTAAAAATATATGACGGTCAAGAAGGAGCGTCTGGCGGAGCGTCTGGCCAAGCTGCGCAACGACGGCACAGACCCCAAGGAGCTTGAGAAACTGTCAGTCCAGAAGCTGCACTACGAAATCCAGAGGCTCGAGGAGGCTGAGCCAGAGCCAGAGGTGACCGAGCCAGAGCCAGAGGTGGAGTCACCCCCTCCTCAAAAAGAAAAAAAAGAAAAAAGTTTGTGGAGTATTCTTGTCCTTGATGACTCAAGCAGTGAGGATGAGGAGTGAAATAAGGACACGAGACAAATTATAGATAGATGCAGTTTGCACTGGCGGGTGGTTACTACCGATGCCCGGCTGCCCGTAAGTTTATGGTAAATTTATACAAGCCCGAGCCGTGCAGGTTGGTGCGTGACCCTGACAACAAGCACGACCCTGACGCAATCAAGGTGATGGTTGACGGGGACCTGCACATAGGGTATGTGCCCAAACACCAGACTGAACTTTTCAAAGAGTTTTCAGAGGGGCTTGTCTGTCCGTTAAATTGTATGTACAGTATCTATCAGCCTGTGGTCAAGGTATTAAAAGAATAAACCAAAAATAATGTATGTCGAGCTGTGTACGCAAATGGTTGGTCCCAGCCGCGCCATTCACGCACTTGCTGATGGATGGTGGTATGCTGTTTGTGCCTATGGAAGAGATGGATGAGTTTTACCGAGCGTACATCTCTGACGTAACCCATGGGCACAAGCTGTATGTTGTTGAACAAAAAACAAATCTTTTCAAATTTTTCGTGGACCTGGACTACAAGGCGACAGAGGCGCTCACCAAGGATGAGATTGAGCGCATCTGTACCGCTCTGAACGAGGTGGTGGACTGTGGCAGGTGTTGCATTGCCCGGACGCGGCCGCGAGCGTGTGCAGAGGGCACCAAGACGGGTGTGCACGTTCACTGGCCGGACAAGAAGGTTACTCGTGCGTCGGCACTCGCGCTGCGGACCAAGATTCTATCGGCGTTTCCAGAGACGGAGGGTGGTGTTTCTGTAAATGAGGCTTCGCCTCGGCGTGGTATCGACTGGTCCAAGGTGATTGACGCGAGTGTCTACGGCGGCAGTGGTCTCCGGATGATTTGGTCGCACAAGAAGCCGACAGGTGACCCGTACGTACCATGGAAGGTGCTCGGCGGGGAAGAGTACAAGAAGGAGTTTGACGCGGGTCTGCTTGACCTATTTAGCATCAGGGTGAATGATGAGGCGGACGACGAGCAGACGTTTGCTGACGAGGCGACGAGCAGCGCGCTAGAGGCTTTCATCTGTCGGAACATGGATGGGCAGGAGCGTGCGCGGGTCAAAAAGATTGTACGGAACGAAAAGACGGGTGGGTGGTATGTACAGACGGACTCGCGTTACTGCGAGCGGGCCGGCGAGTCTCACAAGCGTAACCACGTCTGGTTCAACATCTACAAGGGTACAATCAACCAGCGGTGCTTTGATGAGGAGTGTGGCAAGTTTTCGGGTCGTGAACATAATCTCCCGCCTACAGTAGTAGAGCAACTGAAAGATGTTGCTCCCGTGGGTAGTCCTTCTAGTAATTCTATTCTGGATATTCTTCCCCAGAGTTGGCACGACTCATTTTCATTCATACGTTAATGAGGTCCACCCGTACTCAGGGCTCAACCCCGAGCT